CCAGCACCGTGCCGCTATCCGCCGCCGCGCAATTGGCCGGCGGGCTGCCCGTAAAAATCTTCAGCACCGCCGATGTGCCAATAGTCGTTTCAATGGCATCAAGCCGCGCATTGCGGGCCGATACGGAAAGTTGCACGGCCATCAGCTTTCAATCCTTTCGCCTTCATAGGAACCATCAGGACGCTTCCGCACAACGACTTTCGCATTGCGCGGGCGGGAAGCCTTGGCATCCACATCGTCAATCTTGGCTGCAATCGCGGCTTGGCTTTGCGCCAGCCCTTCAATCGCAGCGCCAGCATCGGCAAGCGCCATGCTCATGGCGTCAATCGCAGGCTTCACCACTTTGGCAATGCCGCCGTCATTATCCACTACAATCATTGGCGGGGCGCTGGGTTCCGCGCGCATCGGGCGCGGGCTTTCAATGCTGGCGCGGGTTTTCTCCCGCTCCATCTCGACATCGGAAAGCGCCTTGATGCGCGCAACCTCAGCATTCACGCGCGCAACCTCAGCTTGAAGCCTGGCCTTTTCAACATCCGCCTCAATTTTCGCGGCCTCGCCAGCCTGTTTCGCCTGGATCATCTCGGGCGAAAACTCAGCCGCGATCTTCTGCGCTTCCTTTTTAATCTTCTCAGCATCGGCCAAGGCTTTCTCAGCCTGGGCAATCAAGTATTGCTGTTCAGGCGTCGGGGGCGGCGGCTGTTGCGCGGCTTCCGCCATTGCCTGCGCTTCCTCGTCAGTCGGTTTCACCACGCCAGTCTGCACAAGCTGCTTGCGGAAATACTCGCGCACCTCGTCAATGCCCTCGCCTTCCATGTTCATCATGGCCATGGCTTGCAAGACCTTTTGCGTCTCCGGATCTGGCGTAATGGCCATCATGCCAGTCAGGGCGCGCACGGTTGCCGCGCGCTTGCTGGAGCTGGACGGCCCAACCGTTACCGCAACGTCAAACTCGGCTTCGGATAGGTCGTTTTCATGCTCAACCTCACCCTCTTCGCTCATGATCGGGCGCATCAATTCAACGGTGGAAACCTCGCCTTGCGCGCCAATTCCCTTCATCTTGCGGCCCGGCTCCACAAACACATCCTTAGCCATGGATAGCCAAATCTCGCCGCATCGTTTCACCGCCTTGGCCATATTGGACATGTAAATATAGGCTTGCATGTCCAAGCGCTGCTGGATCATCTCCACCGCTTTGCCGGAAATGTTAGAAACCATCTTGTCGGCTTGCTGCGCTGATCCAAGGATTTCTTGCATATCCTGCTCGGTCACTTGCAGGATACCGGCAAGCGCGGGCGGAATGACCGGCGGCTTGGTATAGGCCACCGGACCGCCCGGCACCTGGTTCCCGCTGGCATCGGTAATCGGGTTCAAAAGCAGATAGGGGTAATTCTTCAGGTTATCATCGGCCCACATTTGCTGATGGCCGATTACTTGCTCCGGCGTCAAGATCGGTTTTTCAACGCTTGAAAGCGCTGCAATCTCGCCCAGCTTGGAAAGCTGCATATTTTTCAAGCGTTGCGCGTCCTTGGCCAGCCGCACATGGCCCATGCACCGCTCGACGTTATCTACAAACCACCGCTTGCCATACACCGGCACAATCGGGATATGCCGGCCCGCGATGTAACCACAATCTTCCAAAACCCGCGCGCCGCTCAAAATGTATTTCCGAACCTTCCGTCGTTTAACCTTCTTGCGGCGCATCTCCCGCGCGCCGATTGCGGCCAAGCGGGATTCAAGTTCTTCATCTTCATCAAACTCGGCTTGGGAATGCTTTTCCTCTTCGCCTGCAAGTGTCCGGAATACCCTGATAGTTTCGGAAACCTCTTCGACCTTGTAGTATTCCGCCACATAGACAACATCCGGCGTTGCCCAATCAAATTCTAGCTGTTGGATTTCCTTTGGCCAGCTTGCCGGGCTATCGTTCCATTCGCGCTCATAGGCCTGCGGCGTCATAGCGGTCAGCACAAAGCAGCACTTGGCGTCCGCCTTATCCTGCCGCTTGGCGTCTAGGTCAAACCAAACGGAACTGTCAGCATCAAAGATTGGCTCGATCCGGATGCGCTGCTTGTCATCATCCTCATCTTCTTCGTCAACATATTCCGTCCGCAATCGCCAAGCGCCAAACCCGCCGCCAACCGCTTCCTCGAAGGCATTGTCATAGGCTTCCTCGGCAACGCTATCCTGTTCATCGGCGCGATATAAGTCATTGCAGGCATCGGCTAAGGCATCATCTTCCCGGCCCTCTTTAGACACGAAACTGACGGAAATGCGGTTATTGCGAAACTCGTTGAAGATGCGAATGACGGAAAGGTGAACCTTATTGACCTCAAACTTGGGCTTGTTCTTAAATTGCTCAGAAAGCGGGCCTTCCCATTGGGCGCCGGCAATGCTGTAAAAGCGGCGGTCCTTCAGACATTGCAGGCGCTCATCGCGCAAGGCGGATTGAATGCGGTAAAACTCCGCCATGGCCTCCTGGTGGAGGTTTGCCCAGGCCTGCTCTCTGGATATGCGCGCCATGGCTGGGCATTTAGCCCCAGCGATGGGCACTTGGCAAGAGTATAATTGAGGGGCGGCTTTCTACCTTGGCGCGGCGGACGCCCTCGCAGGCATAGCGCAGGGCATCAATGACATGGTTTTTCTTATCCTCCAGCACCGGCAGGATGCGGTCAGTTAGCGGGTCTTTCTTGTAACTATAATGGGTTAGCTCGTCGATCGTATGCACGCATCGCGGGTGAACCACGATATCAAAGGATTTCAGCCATTCCACGCCTTCTTCTAAGGATCGGGCGCCTTTGACCGCCGGGAAGATGCGCGGGAAGCCATGCTTTCGCATGTGCGAGATAGTCTCAGGCCGGGCGCTATCGGCGGTCATCGGCCATTTCTCGGCTTCGGGCACGGTCATAAACAACTCGGGGATGTTCACAATTTCGCATCCCACCTGATAAGCTTCATAATCCACGTAAAGCGTGCGGCCTATAATGTGGCATCGAACCAAGACGGTCGGGTCTATGCTGAAGCCCCAATCCGCCCCAAGCCGGTGGATGGCATCGCGCGGGGCCTCAAACTCTTCAACGCGCCAGTTACGGAACACGCGCGCCTCTGAATTGGCCAGATACCCGCCTAGCCAAACGTGGTTGTATTTGTCCGGATCGCGACGGCGGTCATATTCCATTTCATCCCGCAAAACGTCCGGAAACCATGGGTTTTGATCATAATTCACCCCGACAATCACGGTATCGCGCGGCGGCGTGTCGCCTCTCAATAGGTGGTCCACCGGGTCTGATTTCTCGCGCGGGTTCCAGGTAAACCACAGCTCACTGCCAGGCTTGCGGATGGTCGGGCGCAGCATGTCTAGGCTGGTTTGGCTCAGGCTTTGGGCCTCTTCTACCCATGCCCGGTCATAGCCTTCCAGGGACTTGATGCTGTCCGCCGTGTGGGTTTTCATGCCTTGGAAGATAATCCGGCCATCGCCCCGGCGCGACTTGATCACGGCCTCTTGAACCTCGAAGTAATCGCCGGCGCCTAGGGCTTCGATCTTGGTTTCAAGCAATCGCTTGACGGATTGGGCAAGGCTTTTCTGGTTTTCGCGGACGCATACGGAATAGGTTGCCGGGTCTAAAATATGCGCTTCGATCATGGCCTCGGCAAAGAAGTGCGACTTGCCGGAACCTCGCCCGCCCCATGCGCCTTTGTAGCGGGAAGGCGCCAGCAACGGCCTAGCCCAGGCTGGGGTTTGGATGCGAAGGGCGGTCATTTAGTCCCGGTTCCAACCATCATGGCTTGCTTCCACAAACCCCTTTGACGCCGTGTTTACGCTTTCGCGCTGATTGGAGAGATACGCCAGCCGGGCCAAGCGCTGAGAAAGTCAAGGGGCATCCTTTTAATCCTTGGCAGCTTCCGCCTTATCCACAATCACGCGCTCAATCCGGGTGATCAGCGGGTTGCCGTTCTCGCCGCCAACCTCAAGCCCGGACTTCTCGTGCAAGCCGATCCTATTCAGGACCGCGAGCGCGGCTTGCAGGGCGCGCGGGTCGGCTTTGTCGTTGGCAATGTCAATCACGGTCTGGATCGCCAGCGGCGCGGCTTGCTCCAGCGTTTCGCGAGCCTTGTGAACCTTGCCCTCGCCGTTCTTCACGCCAGGCGTCCGCCCTGGGCCGCCAATCTGGCCCGGTCCATTTGCCGGGCCGCCCCATCCTGGGCCAGTCGCCGGGCCGCCCCGCGCGGGCGCGCGTAATTTTTCAGGGCTTGGCGCCGCCATTTCACCACCTCGCCTTGCCTTTCGCGCGCTCATGGTCGCCCCAAAGCAGCAGCGCGACAAGCGCCAGCACGGCCAAGAAATGGCCTTCATGGGCCAAATACATCATAACGCCACCAAGTCCAAGACTGATCCAGGTGAACGGGTCTTTGATCTGTCGCATCATGCGCGGTTGCTCCTGATCTGGTTTTCGGGGTTTAACACGGGTTCGGGCTGTTGGGGAAGGGTTTTCCGTAGCCGGTCAGAAAGGGCCGTAAAACGGGCTACAAGGCCCTCCAGGTATTCCCGGCCATGCTGGTCTAGGTTCGGGTGCTGTAGCGCCTCCTGAGCGGCTCTGGCGCGGCGCTGGCATTCATCGGCAAGAGCCTCGTCGGCATGGACGCGCGCCATTTGGGCAGGGGTGAGGTCCATCAGCGCCACCGCTTGCCCGAATAGGTTGCACCCTCACGCCATAGTTTCGGGCCGCTGGACAGGTAGCCTTCCGGCAGGGGCGGCACTTCGTCTTGCCGGCCTGCCGCGTCATA